CTTCTGCTGTAGAGCAACTGTAGATGGATTGGAAAGCCTTAGTTCAAAGTCATTGAGATCTTCACCGTCCCAACCACAGGCATAGAGGTGAAGCATTGCTAGTTTGTTGAGCTCAGCAATGATGATCTTTTGAATGATGTTGATACTTCTAGAGAAACGAATGTCTTCCTGGGCTAGAGTAGCCTTGGAACTTAGAGATTCGTCATAGCCCAAGTAAGCCTTTGGAACACCGAGAGCTGCGAACAACTGAGATTGAATCAGTTCAATATCTTCTGTTGCTGTAACATGCTGTCCACCGGCAAGCGTGTCAATCTTGGTGGCTGTGTTGGGTCCACGCATAGGGATGAAATAGTCTTCATCCACAGCTACGGGGTTATATCTGTAGTCTTGTCTACCGGTTAGCTTGTCAACAGCTGTCTGAGACCTAAGAGAAGCCTTTACAGCTTCCATGTAGTTTGGAACGTCATTCGGAGCTACAGTTCCAACGTCAATATAGAAAACTCTACGTTCAGGAGATCTAACAAGACGATAGACCAACATGGCGTCTACCATCATGACATACTGTCTCCAGATACGTCTTGAAGATTCCAAGAGAGAGGTTCCATATGGCAAGAACAAGTCATTGCCAAGGATTCTCATGTGAGTAACTTGCCAGTTCTCTAGATACTTCTGTCCTCTGGTAAGCCACTTGAATCTGACAGCATATGGATCTTCTGGATCAAATCCTTCTTCGCGTTCAAGCTCGTTAACAGCAATTGGCTGAACGTTAATAACACCGATGTCGGGAGCTACTTCGTTATAGAGAAAGAAGTCTCCATACTTGCAAAGATTTCTTACATAGGTTCTTCCGTTGAATTCAATGTTGATTGTGTCGTAGAAAAGCTCTTCCAGCTTCTTCTTGATATCTGGATTGTCACTGGAGATGTGAAAGCACTGTCCGTTTTCATCACCAGAGAAAGACTCATCTGCATAGATGTCAAGTGCCTTGGCAATGATAGGAGTGTATTCCATCTCAGAGTACTCAGCGTACTGAGCCATACGGTTCAGAATGCCGTAAGCACCCATGACAGAAAACTGAGAAGCTTCTCTCTTGAATGGTAGAGGACCATTGTAGCCCAGGTTGTTCTGAGTAACTCTCTTGTCGTAATAAGAGTTATAGTCATAGCCCTTGATCTTCCTTCTGATAGAAGGTCCAGAACGGAAGATTCGTGTAAGCCTTGTGAAAAATGATTCGTTACTTGCCATTGAGTTGATACTGCCTCTGGGGATACTGTATGGCTACGTTAAGCTTCTTGACCGCCAAGAAGTTTCCAGATAGCCTCTCCCTTTGCTTGAACAGGATCAGGAAGACCTTGAATGAATTCATCCTTCAATCCCAGTTGTAGATACTTTCGCATCATTGTACCAGAAATGTTCACGCTGCTGGATCTTTCAACTGGTTTGAGTACAAGTCTTTTCTGCTTGACGAGGTTTGGCATGTATTTATCCAGTTTTTCTTTTTTGAAGTTATCCGCCAAATCCTTATTATCACCATATACTATGTGGATGTTTTTATCTGTTGGGTTTTTGTCAGCTGCTCCGAGCTTCTCATAGGCAACTCTAATAGGTGAAGGAGCGAACGACACTTCTACGTTCCCTGGCATGATGGGTATCAAGAACTTATTCCAGACAACCTGCATCGCAGAACCGGGAATAGGATGTTCACCAGGGCGTATACGGTCACCCTGACCAACAAGAAGAAAGACTTTGTCACACTCGTGAGAAGCCTTTTCAACCAAAAAGTAGTGACCTTTTGTGAATGGTTTGAAGCCACCTGGGATATAACCTATCTTAGCCATATATTGCTGTCTATCCTCTTCCCTCTATTTGGTAATCTTCCACACCCTAATTATGGTCTATAGACAGTGGTTCAGATCACTACAGGAATATCTGTTATGGAAATCCCAGTTAACCTCAAAGAACGCATTGATACTGTAATAAGTTATGTTGGTGATACCACTACCGACTGGTTACGTGTCAAGAAGGAATTGATTAATTCCTTTGCAAAGGAGGACAGGAAACTGTTCTCAGCAAGACATCCCTGTACTAAGAAACAAACCCCAAATGCTTTTGACGAATCTGTGATAGCATACTGGAAGTCAGTCACGGGTATTGAACTGGTGATAGACCCAGACAAGCTTCACGACACCGATTGGGTTCACAAGAAAAAGGGATGGGCTTTGGTAGCTATCAATGCAGAGAGAAGAAAGAACAACTATGCCAGACAATAAGTCTAATAAGCTTCTAAGGGAATATATTGAAGCCGTAGTCAAGGACACGCTCCGAGAAGACAGCGAAAGCGACTATGGTTTTGACGTAAGTCAGTATGGTGGAGGTGGGGGCGGTGGTGAAACCGGACATGGTGGAGGTAATGATCTCTATAATACCTTCATTCGTCCTTTCACTGATGTAGGACAAACTATTGCCTATGGTGTTGAGAAACTTAGTGCACAAGCTGCGACAGTTGTCAAGGGTATTCTCTATGGTTTACCAACACTCTTTGTGCCATTTCTAGACTATGACTATGAAAAATTCAGAGAAGATGAAGCTGAAAAGGTTCATGGTATAGAAGAGAAGTACAAGGAAGTACTGGGACGTAACTGGGAAGCCATCACAAGCAACGACGCCTTTGGTCTAGCCTTTGTGTTTGAACCTGGACTGTTCTTGGGAGCAAAACTCCTAGCCAAGTCTCCTGAGATTGTGTTGTCAATTCTAGATGACCTTACCAACGGCTATCAAGCTGTAAAGGATGCAGCATCTCAGTTTCATGTTGCTCTTCAAGGTATGCAGAATGGTGAACACTTGCACGAGGGTGTTGATCCAAGACTAGTTCAGGCTGTTGGAAACTTGTTGAAAGACAAGAAGGTTCAACAGATGATTGACAATAATCCTGTTGTGAAGCAAGGCAGAGCAGACGCAATGGAACTGATGGTTGATCGTGTCAGGAAGATCATGGCTGCGAAGGACTACAACACCCTTCAACAGTTACTTCCGCAAGCTGTTGGTAAGATAACTCAAGTCGTGCAAGCAAACGAGAAACAGGGCAAGCTTCCACCTCAACAAGATGCAGCTGTCAAGGCTAATCTCTTGCCACAGCTGAAGCAGAAGTACAAAGAGTTCTACATTGGCAAGTTGAACGCTGAAGCTGGTAAAGATCCAAACATGAAACCTTACATCCAGAACGCCCTAAAGCAAATTCAAGCGCTGAAATAGTCTTCTATACATCCCTTTCATAAAATCTCTATTCTATAGGTCACAATCCTATAATAGAGGTTTACACGCATGATACACAAAGAAACACTAGCAGACGAACAACCATCTTCCATTACCGAGCTTCAACCCATTGTTGAAGAGTTCGTTAAGAGACTCAGAGTCATTGAAAATGAAATCAAGTTACTGAACGACGACAAGAAGCAACTTGTTGAAGAGTTTGGTCCGAAGCTTGATGTCAAGACTCTCAAAGCTGCTATGAGAGTTGTTGAAGTCAGAGAAAAAGTTGGACACAAGGATACCTTTGACACCTTCGTTGAGGTTTTGGAGAAGCTCTAATGCCTACTGGTGATCCTCCTCTAAGACGCCCACAACGTAACTTTGATTCGTTCAAGATGCCTCCGAAACAAGAACCTGTCAAGTCAACGATTGTCAATCGTGTATTCTATATTGACGTGTCACTGGTACCGCCAAAAGACATTCCAATGTACATGGCTAAGGTAAAAGAATCTTTGACACCTGAAACTAACAATAAGAACAATTTCGTTGAGAATGCCAAGTCTGTTGGACTATGGGAAGATTTTTTCATTCCAGTCAAGGGTGTAATACCTGGATATCCTAATCTCTGGCAGAGAATAAAGCAATTCTTTGTTGGTCGTGAACCACAAGAGATTAGCGCTACCCGCATTGAACTACACCAAGTAGAGGTAACGTTATAATGGCTCAACAAGAAAAATACGAAGTTCCAGAACTTCTATACGAAGAACCAAGACCCGGAGAGAGACCAAGTCCATTTCCGTTTATCCTGGTAAAGAAGAACAAGTCAATGCCTCCTGTGTTGTTCATTGAAGAACACAAGGAAACTGGCGAAACCGAACCAGACGAAAAGGGCAATCCACAAGAGATTCTAGATGTCTTGATGCACAAGTATGTGGACATGGAAGTCTTGAAAGAAAAACTTCCTCCGAATCTCAACGATATTGTTCGCACAGCTCTTGGCATGCAACCACTAAAGAAAGCTGAAGCTAGTGGTCAGGCTATTTTAGACAAAGTGCAGGACAACGTTGACAAGATAAAGGAAGAACTGCTCAAGAGGCAGAAAGAAGGCAAATAGATATGAAGTTACATTTTAGCGTTATTCAGAAGTTGATTTATGTGTTCCAGAACTATGGCGGTCATGAGAATGATGTCAAGCTCAAGGAACAGCTAGTGAACATTGACCTTACTCCATATGAGAGAAAAACCGGGAACCAGGACCTGATTCTAGTCTTGACTGAAGACTATATGAAACTGTTGAACAATCCCGGAGGACAATAATCGTAAGGTTATTGACACCCTAAGTGAGCAACCCTTCTATGACCGAACAACAGCCACTGCGAATAGGGCAGATCATCTATATTTTGTCTAACAAAACCCAATCTGTTGTTCCCGCGATCATTGCTGGTCGTAACATTACGGAAACACTAGATGGGAACACTGTTAGCTACAGAGTAAAGGTTGGTCCACCTGACAAGAGTCAGATCGTTGACTTGAACCGAATTGATGGAGAGCTGTACACCAACTTGGATGACATCAGAACTCTCTTGACTAAGAACCTGCAAGACTTTGTCAGTAACTTGATTAACTCAACTCAAGACAAGGTCAATAACTGGTATGGCAATCAGGGGCAAATGGGTTCCCTTCCAGGACAACCTAGCCAGAAGTTAGACCCGGAGCAGTTGATGAACGCTGTTGAGAGTGGTATGCCTGTACAATCAGTACAGATACTTCAGCAACAGAATCATCCCTTGATGCTTCAGGGTGGTCCTCAACCTAGACCCATAAGCCAACATGAACAACTTCGCAACATGGTTATACCAGATGAAGAAATGTTGGGAACAGATGACGCAATTGTCATGCCTGACGGCACAATCGTAAACAGGTAACATGAACACAAACAGAGCTGCAACTCAGGCGATGGTGAATAATGCCCTTCAACGTCCACACCAGGATGTTGTATTTGGATCCAAGGCACACCAGGAACTTCTCAAGGGAGCAACCATTCTAGCAGATGCTGTAAGGTCTACAATGGGACCTAGTGGGCACAACGTCATCATTGACAATGACATTGGACCACCTTCCATTACCAAAGACGGTGTTACTGTAGCAAGGTCTATTAACCTCAAGGACAGACTTCAATCCATGGGTGCAGAACTCATGAAAGAGGTTGCTGCCAAGACTAACGAACTTGCTGGAGATGGAACTACCACAGCTACAGTACTTGGGCATGCGCTTCTCAAGGAAGGTATCAAGATGATTGCCACAGGTAGATCATCCATTTACCTTAAGAGAGGTATGGACTTTGCTACCGAGAGAGTGATTGAAACTCTCAAGAAGAATTGTATTCCTGTTCGTAACGAACAAGATATTATCAATGTAGGTTCTATTTCAGCTAATGGAGATCGTAAGATAGGTGAACTCTTAGCTGAAGCAATCTCAAAGGTTGGTAGAGATGGTATCATCACCATTGAACCTGGAAAGTCTACTCAAACAACTCTTGACGTTGTTGAAGGCATGCAGATTGAAGGTGGCTATGTATCACCTTACTTCGTTAACAACCCAGAGAAGGTAACATGTGAATTAAATAACCCACTTATCCTTCTCACAAATAAGAAGATCTCAGCCCTGAATGATATCCTAGGACTTCTAGAAACTGTAGCCAAGAGTCAGAGACCATTGCTTATCGTAGCTGAAGAGGTTGATGGAGAAGCTCTTCACACCTTGATTGTGAACAAGTTCAAGGGGAACCTCTCTTCCTGCGTTATCAAAGCTCCATCTTATGGGGAAAACCAGTCAAACGTTCTCTCCGACATTGCTGCTGTGACAAACGGCCAAGTAATTGATGCCTCTTCTTCTATTGCCTTGAACAAGGTCACAGTGGAACAGCTTGGCAGCTGCAAGAAGGTTATCGTCAGTCGTATGAATGCTACCATCATTGGTGATTCATCAAACCCTAAAACCAAACAAAGAATTGAAGAACGTGTTGCTTCTCTCAGAACCAGTCTAGCAACCGACACAACAATGGATGACCTTAGAGTCAACCACTATCGTAAGCGCCTAGCCAAACTAGCTGGTGGCGTTGCTATCGTCAAGGTTGGTGGCTCTACAGAGGTAGAGATTCTAGAGAAGAAAGACAGAGTAGAAGATGCTCTAAATGCTACACTTGCAGCTGCCCAAGAAGGCATTGTCGCGGGTGGAGGTTGTGCTCTCTTCTATGCTGCTCTTGATGTCCAAGACGAACTCAATGCTGACGATGCTACCCTAAGTCTCACAGAAGATGAGTGGGCTGGTATTCAGGTTGTTCTTGAGGCTTGCAAGCAACCCTTGAGAACGATCGTTGATAACACAGGCAAGAGTGCAGACGTTGTCATGGACAAACTATCTAACAGAGAGAAGACAACTGAAGCTAGATTCGGGTATGATGCTGCTAAGGCAGAGTACGGTGACTTGGTTGAGAGAGGTATCATTGATCCTGTAAAGGTTACAAGATATGCTCTTGAACATGCCAGTTCAGTTGTTGGACTTATGCTTACAGCAAATGCTGTAATCTTAAATATTACAGATGACAACTCATAGCATATACACACTCAGTGATGCATCAGGTATTCGTTATATAGGTGTGACATCAGTTGCTCTAGAACAACGACTTAAGGATCATTTGAGAGAACGTTCATCAAAAAATTACCACAAATGGAATTGGATTAACAAGTATCGTACAGACATCAAAATACAGCTATTATTTGGCAATTTAACCGAACAGAATGCTTACCAACAGGAAATCAAGCTTATTGCTGAATACAAAGCGAACGGATGTAAGTTAGTAAATCAATCTACCGGTGGTGAACATGCCGCATTGGGAACTAAGCGTTCTGAAGAAACACGAAAGAAATTGCGTGAATTAAGACTTGGAAAAACAATGTCTGAAGAGACAAAGCGTAAAATTAGTGAGTCTTGTAAAGGTAAGACAGGCAATCAAGGAAATCTAGGCAAGAAACGTAGTGCAGAAACCAAAGCCAAGATAGCAAAGGCTTTAACAGGAAACACACATGGTTTTAAGCTTGGAAACAAAGCAGCTGCAAAGCTCGTAGCGTTAACAGCTAACTGCGTAGTACTTAATGAAGTGGAATAACGATGCTTAAACTATCAACCAGTCCAGAGATGCTTCAAGATTTGTTTGCTTTCTATGGTTATACCAAAGAATCACTTGAAAAGGTGTTCTCTGATAAACTTCATGAGAACGTTCAACTGGTTTACACGGAACATTTTGGGGTTGCAAAATATAGAGACTTTGACTTCTCCATGAGATTCAATCACAAGACAATGGAATATTCACTATACTTGACTGAACTCAGAGGCAAGAAGTTAGAAACTCCACGTCTCCTGGTTAAGAATAAACCAACAGGTTCCGCAGCAAAGCTTTGGAAGAGAGAAGAATAACATGGCACAAGGCGACAGAGTAATGATAGTTGATGGTTCAGGTGTTATTTCAAGCACTGATTCCATGGTATTAGCGTTTCAACCACGTAGAGACCCACAAGGTGAGATGGTCTGGGATCGTACCGGCACCATTGCCAGTGTTCAGCGTGTTGGTGGAGTGAAAGCTAGATCTACAGGGACCATTGCAGGACCAGCCATCAGGGTTCGTAAAGAAGAAGTGGTAACCGAAGAATATACAGCTGGATTTGGTGGACAAGATCTACTTGAACTATATCCTGTATTCCTTGACACCTATCAACAGATCGGTTGGTTCCCATCTGGCAACATGCGTATTGTTATGGGCAACACAGATCTAGACAGAAAAGAATAGTAACCCTAATTACAGAAAAGGGTTAACTGCCAATGACATTTCAATATCCATCACCAGGAGTAGGGGATGTAGCCAGCTACATGACTGCTGGCTTGCCTTGGGTTTCCAGTTCTGCTATTCCAAGCGGAAGCACCTGGACAATCAACTTTCCTTACGTCACTAGTGAACTCTTCATTGAGAATGCTGGAATTCTAGCATCAACTCTTGGACTGGGATTTACGTTATCTGGTTCTCAAGGAACCGGACCATCTGGCAGCACATGTAACTTCCGTCTTAACTCTTCTACGACAACAAATGGAACATTCTTTGCTCACGTTAGATGCAAGACTTTGTTTGTTACAGCTCTTACCAATAACGTAACAGCATCTGTGTTTGCTGGACTCACAGTCATCAAGACTAATCAGTTTCCAACACTAACGGGATCTTCTAACCCGTATCTTTCATCTTCTATTCCAGATCCAGTCTTCGGTTACAGCACCGGACTCGGCTAATCGGTTAGTTCTTCTTCTGACCAAACGAAATACAGACGTTCCTGAGCTTGATGAGATACATCAAGAGTGGAACGCTCTTGTATTGTCCCACGTTCACCTTCACGATGTAGTTGTACTTCTCAATCCAACGATCGTAGATGTTCAACATCTCATGTAAAGGCAGAGACACGGTTTCAAACTTGGTGTACTCAGTTAATGGCGAAGCATCAATGTAGATCACGTTGTCTCCATCTTCTTTTGGAGGTGTAGGATCTTCGGCTTCCTTTTCTATGATTGTGTCAAGCTCACGGATCGTGGCAGTAAACTCATTTATTTTTGCCTGCATATCCGCTACTTCTTCTGGGCTGTAGTCTGTAATCAAGTTTGTGATGAGCATGTTCCATATATATCATTAGGCATTAACCTATGAGGTGTTTTACTATGGTATTAGAATTCTTTCGTGGACTCTTTAGCAAGAAAGTTCCTGTTCCTACCGGTCCTGTGCCGGCACCTAGACCAAGTGCATTTCCCATTGCAGTAGTCAATCAAACAACCGTTGTAACAGATGCCCAAGTTCAAGCTTTGGTTGTAGCTCTACAGATTCAAGTTTCTAGAGACTTTGCTCCGGTCTATGGAGTTGATGCTGCACTGACCTTTGTTCCAAAGGGACACACTCCACCACCTGGAAATTGGTGGCTATTGTTAGCTGACACATCCGATCAAGCTGGTGCTCTTGGTTATCATGACTTGACAAACGAAGGACTACCAATCGGTAAAGCCTTCATCAAGTCAGACATTCAAGCTGGCGCTTCCTGGACAGTTACTGTAAGTCATGAACTCCTAGAGATGCTAGCAGATCCCTGGATCAACCTTACCGTGTTCGTTCAACCAACAGAAACAACCGGTAAGCTCTACGCATATGAAGTGTGTGATACCTGTGAAGCTGATCATCTTGGATATCCAATCAATGGACTTCAAGTGAGCGACTTCGCATTCCCTGAATGGTGGGGAGTTCCAGGAAGCAAGCGTAGACTAGACTTCATGGGACATGTCACTAGAGTTTTGCAAATTCTCCCAGGTGGCTACATCGGTGAATTTGATGTAACCAAGGGTGGAGGATGGACTCAGAAAACCTCTGAGAAGGTTATTCATGCTCACCGCGAAGATTACAAGGTTGGTTCTAGAAGAGAACGTAGAACCAGAGGCACAGACAACTGGAAGTCCAGCAAAGCTACCCACACGTAATCTAACGTGGAAGCTTTCCATCGTTAGCTAACGCCTTCTTTACGAGCTTGAGTTCCCTCTTACCACACTGGCGCTTCTCTATGCTGTAGAGATACTCCTTACCGAACTCTCTCTTACGTTCCCACTCCGTAAGTTTCTTGTCAATATCCCAAGAATCCCTACCAAAGTTGATAGCTTCAAATGGAAGGTAATTTCCACGAGCTTGATATGGAGCAAGAATATAACGTTCTAAGTCTCTTGCTCGCCACCAGTCTTTGAGATCTCCCAAGGTGATTACATACCAGACATCATCCACCTTGCGGAACTGAGATGTGTCGTCAATGTAGATCCACTCATTTGCTGGCTTACGATCCCAGTGGTATTTCTTTCTTCTAGAAACACACAAGACCTTGGTCTCAGGGTGAACGTAGAACTGTTCGCCGCGAAAACTCTTGTTCTTAGAACCGTCATCTACTAGTGGAATGAAACCTCTAGGCCAGTAACCACCATAGTATCCAATAATGCCATTCTCAACAGCTGTGCTTACAACCACGAATTGCTTCAAGTGGTCAATCACATGCATCTGAACAGTACTCTTTGGACTTAGGCATTGCCTAATCTCGGAGTAGACATCATCCCATGGTCTGCCAACAGCAGAATCTAGGAATCTCTTCAATGGAGAGAGATTCTCGTTCAGGGACTTACGTCCACGTCTCTCACGGTCAAGCATCGGAGCCTTGGTTGCAGGTGCATTGAGTGCATCATCACCAAGCCAGCTAGCTTCGTCTAGAGCTCTACGGAGATTTTCCTTAGAACGTTGTAGCTTACCCCAGCCACCACCAAGTCTTGGACGTTCAATGATAACTTCAAACATGTCTTCACGCATAACGAGTGTCCTTTCACTAACACATTCGCTGGTCGTTCATGACATGATCCTTTTCTTCTTCGTGTTGGAAGATCCAAAATTCAATCAGTGATTGAATTCGTGGATGAGGATGACTTGCCCCGGTTGACCAGCGCCTAATAGTTGGTAATGAAACGTCTAGCTTCTCGGCTAGCTCTCTTTCATTCCATTTCTTTAAGGCTTCTTGAATCAACCGCGCAAACATCTTCGTTCTCTTCTTCTTTGTTATTCTATTCGTTTTAGGACAACCCAGTTGCCCTTTACCAACACACGGACGGTTGCACCGACATACATGTCTGTTGGAATTTCTACTGTCACCTTGTCAGTGACTTTACGTGGCTCATTGAAGTATAGTTCATCTCTGTGAGAGCAACTACGAACCGTTTGACCACATGTATTACAGTAATAACCAATCATGATGATAAATTGAAAAATGCTAGAACACAGTTTTTCAGCTTACGCATTCAGCTATGTCTAGCATGGTGGAGCCTAAGAGACTTGAACTCTCAACCCCCTGCGTGCAAGGCAGGTGCTCTCCCAATTGAGCTAAGGCCCCATGTTAATCTAAGTATACTGTTTACTAACAGCTTTGCAAAATTCAATCACGTCTTCGTCTAGAAATTCATTCCTACATAAATTAGCCATATAGGAAATGAATCTAATATTAGTTTTGGTATAAGGCTCTCCTGAAATAATTCTATCAACACTAGCTCTTTTTGAAATTTGTGTTTTCGTTTTCCAACCATTAACTGCATCAGGTAGAATCAACAGCCAACCCGTTAGTGGACATATACCATTTTGGGATATCCAAATATCTTTCAAATCCTTTAGATCTAAATCTGGCTCAGCAAATCCATGTTCTTTGTGGCGTTTGCGGATATTTTTCATACAGTAACGAAATGAAGAATATTCATCTAATTCTCGTCCCATTCTAAGGTTTGATATGTTTCCCTTGGAATTATTCGCAAACTTTGCTTGACAAGAATTAGAGCAATAGAACTTACGACCAAGTTTTTTTGAACGAGCTATTTCTTTTTGTTCTCTATCAAAAGAGACACCACAAGCTCCACACATAATTTGCATTTTCATACACTTAATATGTGTGGAGCTGTTGGTATTGTAGTAGTGGACCTGCCGATATTGCAATCGGGTCCGCAAGTTATTCCGACCCAGTTATCCTACGTGACCTTCTCTGCTGTTTATACTCTTTTGGGACGCTTGCAGAGCTGCTTCCCTCAGAGGTTCTTGTAGTATCTCGGCTCTCCCTAGCACAAGCATCTCGGGGAACCTTGTCCGATTATTAACACCGATTCCCTTAGTCCGAACAGAACTTTGAGGAGGTGTCTAACTGACTAAGCAGCTAGAAGGAAGGCGTCTTCGCCGTTTATGTTTGTCGTAATCTTTAAGGCAGTAACAACTATCTGCCGTCACGCTACCGATTCTTCACTCCCCACGTCGAATCTATGTCAGGCCCATGTGTCAGACCGTTCTCCTCTGACTTGATATAGATATACTATACCTTATCCTATTTGTCTTGTGAACCGATTACCTATTGAACGCTCTGTCGTAGGCATACCAACCCACACATCGCGGGTCATCTCTTCCAGCCGGTGTTTCGCAGAGATGAGGAACGCGTGGAGTAGATTTATGCATGTAAGCCGATACGGCTATTCCCAACGCTGTCATAAAGATAAAGGTGCCCATGAAAAACGAAATCCAATTCTCTTTCATCTTATTCTCCCGGTAGATCGTCCCAGACGACCTTTTTCATGTTTGCGTAGAGCTCGTTGGGATCATTCTCTGACAATCCCGACATTTGCCCATCGTTCACTTCAACAACGAACGGCTTACCGTTCTGTGCTACACCAATATCCACAGCCATGAAGTTTGCATGGCTAGAAAGAATCCCTATAACCTTTTCAGCAAAGGCAATCACTTCGGGTGAGGCTTTGGGTGTCTCGTCTAGGTCATCAACAAAGGAAGACCAATAGAAGCCATGGGAGAGCACCTTTCCATAGAGTCCAAAGAACCTGAACTCCAAGGTGATGGGTTGCTGGTTCACTGGGCTTGTGAGCAAGGTCACCATCGGCACAAACTTGCGGATGTAGATCCTCTGCTGAGAGATGAAAGGGTCATCGCTCAAGCGAAGATATACCTGAATTGCTTCTTTCTTGTTCTGTGCGAACATGTGGGTATTCCACTTATTCTTGACAGAGTTCGTCTCTCCCTTGAGAACAAACGGGCCCTCTTCGGGAAGGTCTTCCAGTCTGTTCCAAGTCGTTGGCGTCATGTCTCCAAGTGTTGCAACCCAATTCTGTAGGTCAGCGATGTAGGTGTGCTGAGAAGGGGAATTGATGAGGTTGCAGCCTTCATGATTCAGATCAGCTTCAAGCTCATGATAGAAAGGTAGAACGCTGTATCTACCAATCACAAGGTCACCACCGTGAACAGCCATGCGACTGTTTGTGGTAACAAAGTGTCGGTTCATCGCTCTGTATTCGTTTTCCCAAGCTTCTCTGTCATCTACACTTTGACGATAGAGGATAATAGGTGTTCGCCTACGATTATCTCTTGGAGTCGGACCATCGGTTAGCCTAGGATAACGTTGCATTATAGTCCTTTCAGTTTAACATGTCAAGATAAGCTTGTGAACTTATTGCAGTTGATGGAAGACGAGATGAAAGTTTGATGCGTCAGTCTTGGTGTGTCCAGGTGTCAGAGCGTTATCTACCAACCACTCTTCAATCATAACCCAGTCAACCAACTGACTTGAGGCATTGTAGAACAAGACACGCTTGCCGTTGATGGCATTCCAAGAAAGCTGGACACAGATCGGTCGTCCACTAATGTGACCAACCGTAATCATACTTCCACGCGTTTCCTGTTCCCAACACTTTGCCTGTGAATGAAACTCCTGCCACAACCGGAATCTCTCGTAATCACTAGCTTCAACTGCAAACTGAACTCTTTCCATCATATCCATTACTACTTCTTGTCTTCTTTCTTTTCTTCTTTGCTGTTGGGAGGGTATCTCTCATCTAGAAGAGTATTTTGCTTTGCGATTTGCTCATCCAGAAACTTGTACAAGCGATCAATGTTGGCTTTGAGATCCTCTGCCGTCACATCAAAGTTGGCATTCTCATTGTGCTTGTCGTGGTAGCTCTGGAGATGAACGTTAAGCAAGCGACGCTTTGCCTTCTCCAGTCTTTGCGCCCCGGTAAGGGGCGGTGTGCGTTTCGGACCCTTAGCACCCACAGCAGCAACCATCCGGACACTTCATGATCTGACACACGTTGCAGATTTCACGTCCAGGCATCGCAGGAGTAACCTTGGCAACAACCGGCTTTGCAACCTTGACAGGTGCCGGACGATTCTTGGCAACACAAACTCGGCAAGAACAACGAACAGGCTTAGCAGCAGGCTTCTTAGCCTTGAAAACAATCTTCTTGGCTACAGGCTTTGCCACAACAACAGGCTTGACAGCAACCGTGGGCTTCTCTTCCAAGGCAATGTTGAGAAGCTGAGCGCGATACTTGATCGCGAGGCGACGCGCTGCCATGAGGTGATGCCCCGTAAGGTTGCGACCACTGAGAATCCAACGAGCGAAGTAGGTTCCCTTCTTGCCATCCGGAGCGCTGAAACCAATCTTGTTGTTGTGAATCGTGTGTTGAACACGCTTCTCGTCAAGAGTCTGGCGATTGTAGATAGCAACGATCCCACGCTCAACCGCAAGGTTGTTCGTGTTGAGAAGCGTTACGATCTTTTCTACGGTCCAGTTTTGGTTTGCCATGATGTCTGTCTCCCTGTTCCTATCTACTAATATACCATATAGGGACAAGCTTCTGAACCCTATTAATCTTTATTCGTAGGGTCCAGAAAGCCTAGAGATTTCGGTCAGTAGCGGTTGTGCCGTGAGAATCCGTAGTCCACGATCACAGGCTCACCCGATTCACGCATGCGCCAGTTCCCTTCATGAAGGTCTGTAACCTTCTCATTTGCAAGAAGTTTCTTGTATTCCACGATCCAGGGGTGTGCCTTGACACTAGTGTCTTCCGTGATGTGCCCGGAAAGGCGGTAATCCGAACAACGCATATTTCTCTGGCCTGCGTCAATCTTGAGGTTGAAAAACGCAGCAATCTTGCCCATATGGGTCTCTTCCGGAACGAATTCCACGATGATCCAGTTCCCATCCTTGGCATGGGCGTAAATCTTCGCAAGTACAGGAGATTTCCGGTACGAGTGCGAAACGTTGATTTCGCTCTTGTTGGAACTCTGGGCCCCAGCAAACCGAGCCATTTTCAAGACAACCTGAAACTTGGTGGTCTTGACCACGAACGCTTCGCGGTGAATTCCTGACCCAACGAATTTACCAATAGTTTTCGCGAACTTGAGTAGGACGTCAAGACCCTTCATGGTATCCAGCTTGACGATGAGATCATTCAATTCCCAGACCTTGTTCTGGTCATCGGGAGCAACAGTGGACTTCTTTGCTGCCTTGGTCTTCATACTACTAATATACCATGCGCCCACATGGAAGTGAACCTATTAAACTATATTCGTAAGTGGTGGAAACTATTGGTCTCCTGCGCAACCGTAGTCTACAAGAATCGGCTTGTTTTCGCTGTTCATCCGCCAGTTAGCGTAGTGAAGGTCGTAGACTTCGCCCTTTTCCTTGAGTTCCTTTAATTCCTTGTACCACGGATTATCCTGAATTTCATGATGTTGCTGAAAATACCGAAACAGCCCTTCTCCGGAAAAGCTGTAAATGTCTTCTCTCCATGCTTTCTTGGGAATGTTGAAGTAAGCCATCACGGTTTCATCAGCGATTGAGTGAGGGACATACTCTGACACCACCCACCGTTTTGTCTTGTCATGCGCGTACATGCGGGAGATGATGGACAACTTCCTGCATTTTCTGAACACTCTGATTTCGGTTCCGTTGGACCATGCGGCATCTTCGTTGTTGGCAAGTTTTAGCACAACAGAACGGTTTCGTAGGTCAACCTTCCATACCTTGCGGTAAGCACCTTGCCCGATTGAAGCACCGAAGTTCTTCATGGCAAATTCGTGTAGTTCCTTGACGGTCTTATCCTTAAGGAGTGCAACAAGAGCCTTGAGAGTCAAGCTTTTCGCATCAATCTTTTTCATGTGGGAGTATCTCAACTCTACCACACACGTAGGGTCACCTTGAACTCTATAATCGTTTCTTGTTTGATTACGGCTACTTAAGCAACCAGTTGTACATGTTGTAGATGGATAGAGCTGACTCTAGTTGCGCCTTGTCAACTCCCGCTGGCACTTGTCCAGCTGGAACTTGAACGAAACCTTCCGGTGTGATCATTCCTGGTTTTAGACCGTTGCCCATGGAACTGCGCTGAAATCCTGTAGCCATAGAATCTTGTTGCCCGATGACACTAGCTGCCATGTTGGAGTAACCGGTAGAAGTGTAGTTAGTGCTGGACTTAGACCACGCGCGAACCATCGCGTTGTTCACAGCTGTGTTGTCCATAGAGACGTTGTCGCCTAGTTCAAAGATGAAACACAAGATGGCTAGAGAGATGACCAAGTCATCGTTGTAGCCCTTCTGTGCCTGAGCTCTTGTTTCTTTCCAGATGAGCGTCTTTACTTCCTCTGCAAATCTAGAAGAGTAGATCTTTACGCTCTTGTTACGAACAGCTTGTTCAAGCTTAGAAAGAATTTGAATACGATTCTTTGAGCTTGTGGTAAATCCAGGTGATTCACCTTCAACATCTAACGGGTTATAGATTTGTTGATATGGTCCACCTTTGGCAAACTTCTCGTAGTAGAGGTTGGGATACTTCAAATCCCTGAGCTTGTAGGACGTAGCCAAACCAAAGGAGTTCTTCTCGTTGCAGATCAAGGCGTTGTTGTAGCGCTGACCAACTTCAACCATAAGCTCTCCAAAGCGATCCGGTGGGCGCTTACCCTGATAC